ATTTCCTAAAGTAGGTAAAGGCGCGGCTACACTTCGTGTGCCACAAACTGACGTTACACCTCTTAATGTGGATTTCTCACAAGTATCTGTAACACTACAAGATTGGAATGCTGCAGAGTATTCTGATATTTTTATGCAACAAAAAGTTAATTTTGACGAAAGACAAGAACTCGTTCAAGTTTTAGCGAACGCAATCGGTCGTAGACAAGATCAACTTATTCTTGATGCATTAACAGCATCATCAACTTCATTAACAGTTTCTAATGATATTGGTGGTACTGACACAAACTTAAACGTAGCAAAATTACGTGAAGCTAAAAAACTCATGGATAAAAATAACGTTCCTCCAACAGATCGTCATATGGTTATCCATGCTAACTCTTTAGCATCATTACTTGCTGAAACAGCAGTAACTTCATCTGACTTCAATACAATCAAAGCTTTAGTACAAGGCGAAATCAATACATTCTTAGGTTTCAACTTCCATGTACTTGGTGATCGTACTGAAGGTGGTTTAGCAGTTGACGGTTCTCTTGACCGTAGCTTATTTGCATTCCACAAACAAGCAGTAGGTTACGCTGAAGGTATCGCTCCTCGTACAGAAATCAACTATGTACCAGAAAAGACTTCATTCCTTGTGAATACAATTCTTTCTGCTAACGCAGTTGCTATTGATGACGAGGGTATTGTTAAACTCACATGTCGTGAATCTTAAGATAAGGAGAAATAACCATGGCTTATAATAAAGATGGTTTAGCGGCTGCGGGTGGTCAATCTAAAGCTGGCGATGCTCCACAAATGTGGACATACAAATCTGCTGATGCACAGGCAACTGTTGCAGCATCAGGTTACTTTAACAACGCGTCAACTATTCTTAAAGTAGGTGATCTTGTGTATGTATATGACACAGCAACACCGACTGCAAGTATGCACGTTGTTTTAACCAACGCTTCTGGCGTTGTTGATGTATCTGCTGGAACTTCTATTTCAGTAGTATAAGTAATATGCAATATGACGGGGGTGTATGCTCCCGTCTATTTGCACATTTGGAGATAATGAATGGCAACTGGTGATACCGATATTAAAATATGTTCTGATGCGCTGTTATTGCTAGGTGCAAACCCAATTTCATCTTTTACTGAAGGAACAGATGAAGCAAAAATATGTGATCGACTTTATCCTGATGTAAAAATTAAAACATTAGCTAGTTTTCCGTGGTCGTTTTCATTTAAAAAAACACAACTCTCACGCTTAATTACCACACCTACTAATGAATATAAATATGAATATCAAATGCCATCAGATATGATTGCACGTCCTAGAACAGTTTATGACTCAGGAACAACTTATGCTGTAGCTAGAAGAGACTATGCAATTCAAGGTGATAAAATATTAACTAATTATGAAAAAGTGTATATTGATTATCAATATGCTGTTCCTGAATATGCTATGCCTCACTTTTTTGTTCAATTATTACGATATGAAATGGCGTGGCATTTAGCTGGTCCTGTAACTGATCAAGATGAAAAAGCACAATATTGGCAAATTGTTGCAGAAGGCACAGTTGGAGATAATGGTCGAGGTGGCTATATGCGCACAGCAATGTCAATTGATTCTCAAGGACAACCTACTAACGCCTTACAAGACTTTGCACTTATTGATGTGAGGTACTAATGACTCGCTTTGTTAGTATACAAACCAACTTTACTTCAGGTGAACTTGATCCTCTTGTTCGCTCAAGAGTAGATATTGAGTCTTATGGCAATGCATTAGATACTGCAAAAAATGTTATCTGCCAACCTCAAGGTGGAGTGACACGTAGACCTGGAAGTAAATTTATTAATGAATTAGGTGGTACACCCGCTAATGGTGTACGTTTAGTTGGTTTTGAATTTTCAGTTTCTGATAGCTACATGTTATGTTTTACTAATAATCGCATGTATGTTTATAAAGATAAACAACTGATTACTAATATTAATGGTACAGGTGATGATTATTTAACGACTACTATTGCAAGTTCAAGATTAGACAATATGTGTTTTACGCAATCTGCGGATACATTGATTGTTGTTCATGAAGAAATAAACCCAATTAAAATTGTACGTGGTGCTAATGATTCAACTTGGACAATTAGTAATATTACATTTGATTCTGTGCCTAAATATGCATTTACATTATCTACAAGCAATCCAGCTGGAACAATTACTCCAAGTGACGTATCAGGGAAAGTAACGATTACTGCATCATCAAGTGTATTTAATAGTGGTCATGTTGGTCAATATATTAATGCAGAGCCACAAGGTCGAGCCAAGATTGTTAAATACACAAGCGGTACATCAGTTGATGTTGTCACAGAATTTCCATTTTTTAATACATCTGCTATTGCAAATGGTGATTGGGAACTTGAGACAGGATATGAAAATGTATGGTCGGTATCTAGAGGGTGGCCTCGAACAGTTACTTTTCATCAAGGACGTTTATATTTTGGTGGAGCTAAAGCACGACCATCAACTATTTGGGGTTCTAAAGTAAATTTATTTTTTGATTTTGATCCAACAGAAGGACTTGATGATGATGCTGTGGAAGCTACTCTTGATACCAATACATATAATGCTATTGTTGACATTATTAGCGGTAGGGATTTACAGGTGTTTACGACAGGTGGTGAGTTCTATGTTCCGCAAGAAGGATTAACGCCAATTACACCGTCTTCATTTTTCTTTTCTATTTCATCAAGAAATGGCTCAAAAGAAGGTGTTAGAGTCAAACAATTGGAATCAGGCATTTTATTTATTCAAAGACAAGGTAAACAATTATCTGAGATTGCATATTCTGATACGCAGTTAACCTACTTAACTTCTAAAATTTCTTTATTATCAGGTCATTTACTTAAAGGGCCAAAACGCATGGATATTAGACGTGCTGTGGCAACAGATGAAAATGATCTATTATTTATTGTAAATGCAAATGATGGCAGTATGGCTGCGTTTTCGTTATTACGTGCGCAAAATGTAATTGCCCCATCTGAGTTTACTACCGAAGGTGATTATCTTGATGTAGGTGTAGATATTACAGACATTTATACTGTAGTAAAAAGAGATGATAATGGTGTTGATAAGTATTATGTTGAAGTTTTTGATGATACTTATTTAACAGATTGTGCTAAAAAAGGTGGCGCAGTTGCTAGTTTAGATATGTCTCATATTGATGGACAAACTGTTAATGTTATTTCAGATGGTTATGTTGAATTAAATCAAACTGCTGATAGTGCTGTTACATTTGTCAATACACCCACAACATCATGTGAGGTAGGATTGCCTATTGATGTTCAAATCAAAACATTGCCTATTGAACTTAAAGTGCAAAATGGTACACGTATTGGTTTTAGAAAACGTATTGTAGAAGTCAATGCATTATTATACGAAACACAAAATATTGTTATTAACAATAATCTTGTTCCTATTCGATCATTAGGTGCGGGTGCATTAGGATCACCTGTGCCTGAGTTTACAGGAACAAAAGTATTACATGGTATACTAGGATTTAGCAATGATGGGCAAATTACGGTGACACAGTCTGCCCCTCTTAAGCTTACATTACTAGGTTTAGAATATAAAGTGTCAGTTTATCAAGGAAGATAAATATGGGAGCAGCCGTACCCTTTGCCGGGGCAACGATGACAGGATTTGGAGGTGCAGCAGCAACGTCAGGTGCGTTAGCTGGTGTAACTACTGCTGTTACAACCGCTAGTTCAATACCTTTACTTTATAGTACGCCAGCAGCTTTAGGCGGTAGTTTACCATCCGCTGGCTTTTCGTTATCTTCATTTTTTAGTAATCCGTTTGGTACAACTGGGCTTCTTAAAGACATATCGTTAATGGATGTGGGCTTTGGCGTATCCCAAGTTGCTAGTACATTACAAACCATACGACAAGGCAAGATACAAAATGCATTGTATGAATTACAAGCTAATCAACGTATTAATGATATGGAGCTTAAAAAGCTTAATTTTGAATTAGATGGATTAGAAAGATTAAGAAAATTAAAACGCATACAAGCTGCTAATTTAGCTAAAGCTTATGGTGGTGGTGTGCAGTTTGATGGGTCAGCAGCTCTTATGGAAATAGTAAGCAATAAAGAGTATGGCGAAGATTATCGTATGGATTTATTTAATTTACGTAATGATATTTATGCTGGTAATGCACAAGTTGCTATAGATAAAACGGCAGCTAAAGATGCAATTACAGGCTCATACTTGGATGCAGCAGCTAAATTAGGTGAAGGTGCATTCTTATATTCTAGGTTAGGAGGGCCAACTGCATAATGGCACTTGATAGATACGACAGATCAGCACGAGCAAAATTTGATATTGCATTGCAACCTAGCAATTTAGAAGTTGCTGCTAAACAATCTACATCATTACAAAACAGACTAGATCGTATGTCTTCATTGTTTTACGAGCAATTAAAAGATCAAGCAGTTACGCAAGGTCAATTATATGGCGTTAAAAACAAACCAAGCATAGATCAAATAGCAGCTTCTATTGATCGCAAAGATGATCCATCTACTATCTTTGCTCAAGGCGGTACAATTTTTGGTGATGCAGCTAGAGAAATTCAAGGTGAATTATACCGTCAAGACTTAGAAGGTATGATGCTCAATGACTCTACACAACTATTAGCTGCTATTAATGCTGGTGCTATGCCAGACGATATGACTTCTGATCAAATTGCTGATTATTTAGAAGCTCGTGTTGAAGGGTATGCAACTGTATTAGATCAAATTAGCCCAAAACAAGCAGTTAAGTTTAGAGCTTCTCAATATACAGTAGGCAATAAATTATACTCTGCGTCATTAGATTTGGTACAAAAACGTGCTGATGCTGAACTCAATGTTTTAATTAAACAAAACATGTTAAATTATGAATACATGTTGCGTGATTCACTTGTTGCAAATAATGGCGATATAGAAACTACAGGATTTGCTCTAGAATCTCAACGAAGCAATATTGTAAAATTAATTGAGCGTAGCCATTCTACACAAGTAGCTAACATGGATGCGTTAAATACAGCAGAAATGTCTGCTTATAAATCTGCGTTAGTACAATATGTAACTGACAACTCAGGATCATTTGTGCCAAAGGGCAGCACATTATTAGCTGAATTACGCAAAGGTAATGCGGGTGTCTTTTCAGATGTATGGGCTATGTTAGATTTATCTGAACGCAAAGTATTAGAAGAAGATATTATTTCTTCTATTGGGCGTGTTAAAGATTTAGATGACAATCAAATAGCACTTAATAACATTGCCATACGAGAAAAAGAACAAGATGTATATATTAAATTTGCTAATAATGAGATCACTGGAGCAGATGCTATTAAAGAATTACGTTCTTATGGCAAGGTATTATCTAGAGATTTAATTAATGCTTTAACTGCACCTCAACCAGAAACTGATGAAACAACTAAGTTTGAAGCTGACTTAGAGTTTGATATTGTAACTTCTAAAGCTAATCAAGCTGATATTCTTACAGCTTTTACAAATGGCGATATTACTGCCAAAGGTTATGCTCGATTGCTTACTAAATACACAACTGTGACTAAAGATGTCAAAACAGGTATTTCTTTAATTAAAGCAGCATTACATTTACCTGAGAATACTGATTGGAGTCGTGTTACTGCTGAGCGTAAAATACAATACTATAGAGCAACTAAACGATTAACAGAGGCTAGTCAAAAAGCGTTAAATGATGGTGTTGCATTTAATGAGACAGCAGAGGTAGAGAAAATATTAAGTGAGTTAAAAATTATAGAATTTAATGAAGCTATAAAAACAGACATTGCAACAATTAATACATACAGTAATTTTAATATCACAGAAGAAAATTTTTGGACTATTGATATTGATGGTAACGGCATATTGTCTGATGATGAATTAAAAGACATTAGAAAACCTTCAGACAGAGAGTTAGTAAAAGAAGCATTTAAGCGTTTAACTGATGCAATGAAAAAAGGTCAACGATGAACAATTACGATACCGAACAACATTTTTTTGAATACCATAAACAACAAGCTATGAAGCCATCAGCTTTAGTTCAGACATTAGCTGACATGGGTGGGCAACCTGGTCAACTTGAAGCTGAAAGCAAATCATTAGCTGATGTTGGAAGTGCTTTTGCTAAAGGAGTTGTGTCTGCTGGGATTGGTACACTTCCTGATTTAGTAGGTATTGCTACAGGATTATTAAATATGTTGTCTGTTGATCCTGAGGAGAAAGGTAATTACCAACAATTTGCAGAAGGCTATGATACTGTGCCGTTTACTACAGAAAAAATTAATAATTGGTTAACAAGTTTAGGATGGCAACCTATTAAAGATGATATAACTAAGGCTGCACAAAGTACAGGAGAGCTAGTTGCACCTACTAAACTAGTAGAAACAGGTGTAAGAAAAGCTGTACAAGTATACAACAAATCAAAGGCTAAAAAATAATGGCACAAGATATTAACAATAGAATGGATGAGTTAAGTTTACAAACAATTCCTGTAACGCCTGAACCTATTCCAGAGTCTGGCGTAAGTGATGCAACAGAGTTTGATTTAAATTCAGATAAATATGCTGATCCCGGTTTAGCTACAGCCGTAGAAGATACTCAACCACTTGAGTCTGTGGTTGATCCTGATAATTATCCATCAGTATTTGTTGAAGGTGCTGAAGTTAAAGTAGCTGGTTTAAAAGATGTGGTTAGTGGGGTCATTAAGCAGTTTGATAAAACACAACGTGCTAAACAAACTAAAGAACTTAAACAGCGTTTAAATGAAGCTGAAAAACTTAAAGATGCAGAGCGTGTTAAGAAAAAACCTAAAGATGTATTTAATCCTAATAATATTGCTGATGATGAATCATTAGCAAATTGGATAGAAGCTAATGCAAAACTAGAAGGCTTAGACAAAGTTGACAAGATTTCATACAAAAAAATTGCTGCAAAATACAATCAACCTAAATATCAAATTTTAAATGAAGATGGTGTCGTAGAGCATATTTCTAGCACTCAAAAAGGTGCAGATCAATATGTCAAACGTGCAAGTAAAGAAGCAACAGCTCAAGGCAGAACGCCACCTACATTCAAAATTGTAGAAGAACCATCCTATTCAGAAGAATGGGTGACTAAATTTTTAGACCCACAAAATATTGCAAGCCGTAAAACTATTGCTGATCCTCGTGAAGTCTTTAAAGCTTTCAAACTACTTACTGATGTAAGTAATCAAGCGTATCAAAAAGGTGAGGAATTAGTTAAAGCCATTAATACGGGAAATGTATCAGATGCTATGCGTATTGAGTTCCAACAATTAGTTGCCTTAGAAGGTGTGTTAGGTAAAAAGGTTAAAGGCATTCAAGTTGATTTAGCTCGATCATTAGGTATTTTAGGTCAAGCACGTAAGGCAAGTGATATTAATATTGGTCGTTTAACTGACGAGGCTCTTCAAAGTTGGGGTGGCAAAGATGCTGTTGATAATTTTGCTAAAAAATATATTAAACAGAAAGATCAAGCTAAACGTACTAGGTTAGCAGAAGAAACAACTAACCCTTGGTGGAAACGAGTATCACGGATTATTCCCACAACCTATACAAATAATTTAATTTCAGGCATACCTACACATTTACGCAACTTATTAGGTTATGCATCATTAAGTACATTTAATAAAATTGAACATATCCCAGCTTATATTGTTGGTCCTGTCAGAATTGCAATGGGCGGGAAAAAAGAACGACTTTACTTTAAAGAAATTCTTGAAGAAATCAATTTGTTTAAATTTAATGGTGTTGATGCTTTTGCTGCATTTTGGCAAACATTACGACATAATAAATTACGAGATCGTGCTGCTAAAATAGATATGACAGATGTACGCAATCAAGATGCATTTAAATACGATGTGCCTGTGGTTGGGAAGCCTATTCATCTGTTAGGTTTATATACAACTATTTCAGGGCGTATATTATCAGCCGAAGATGAGTTTATGAAAGCTGTTGCTTTTGCTCGTAAGATTAGGCAATTGTCTGTGCGTGCTAGAATTGATGAGGAAATGCGTTTAATTGATAATGGCGTTGATCCAAACGAAGCACGTAAAACAGCACAAGCATTAGAAGAAAGATTATTGCTTGAACCCACCGATGATATGATTGAGCAAGGTATTGCGTATTCACGTTATTTAACACAAACAACAGATTTAACTGGTTTGATGAGAACCGTAGAAAAATATGCTAACAATCCTTTAATGAAATTGTTTGGTATGTTTTTAAAAGTGACTAATAATATTATTGGATCAGCCGTAGAACGTGTGCCAATTTTAGGATTTGCTGCGCCACGCACACTTGCAAACCTTAGAGCGGGTGGTATTCGAGCAGACTTAGCTATTTCAAGACAACTGACTGGCGGTACATTTATGTATGGCGTGCATACACTAGCATTAGATGGAAGAATTACTGGTGGTATGCCTGTCAGAACAGAAGATCGCAATGCTATGATTGCTGCGGGTTGGCAACCATACTCTATTGTATTTGAAACAGGGGCATTGTCAGAGGCTGCTATTGAAAGATTTAAAAAGATTACGAATGTAAGTGTGACCAAAGATAAAATATACATCTCGTATCAAGGTATTGAACCTATATCAATTTTAGTAGCCATGGCTGCAACCACAGCAGAATTGTCTATGCTCAATCCACAAAACGATAATACGTTATTAGAAAGCAGTATTTATGGTATGTTAGCAGCAACTGAGTTTGTTTCAGAGCATCCTTTGTTAAGTGGCTTAGGTCGACTTATGTCTATCTTTACTAGTTATGATAGTGAAGGCAATGAATTGTATGACATGCTTACTAAAGCATCAGAAGAATATGGCAATTATTTTATTCATGGCACACCTTCGCCTGTAGGATTCCCTGTAGAAGTAGCCGGGGTAGATACTTATGTTGCACCATTGCAAAGCTCGTTTTGGCGTAACATAGAAAAAATGCAAAATCCAACTGCATCTAATTGGCAATCGCCAACTGAAATGAAAGAAGCCAATAATTATGATGATGTTGTTACGGTAGGTATGTCATCTATTTTAGACGGATGGGAAAAATCGGTTAGAAAAGCTTGTGCTGGTACATCTGAATGTAGTGATTTATTGCCTAGAAAAAGAGACCCTATTACAGGAGCGCTTATCTATAATGGTATGGGTAATTTATATGATGCCTGGTCACCATTTAAAGTCAAAGAAGGCATAGCCCCAAGCGCTAATAATGTCATTTCAACATATGGTGCTAGTTATGACAAGTGGAAAGAATATCAAGTCATTGATGGCGTTCAATTGTCAGGTAACCAACTTGATCAACTTATTTTGTTTGCTACAAGAGATGGACTTTTAGCTAAGACTATCGTAAAATTAGGTGAGCAATTAAAAGACCTTAATATTCCTCAAGAAGAAAAACGTGGTGTTATTAACCAAGTTATTTCAGAGGCTTACACAGGTGCAAAAGAGATGTTAATAGCAAATGATGCAAACTTACGTTTAAAAATCAAAATTGTGCAACAAAAAGATTTAAAACTAGGTAATAGTAAAGTGGATAAGAATGAATTTTTAAGGGATATAAGGTAAATAATTATGGCTATAGATATATCAGCAACCACTAGGCGTATAGTATATACAGGCGCATCAGGTGTAGGCCCTTACGCATTTGCGTTTGAGGTATTAACACAGACTGACATTGCCGTATACTTTAATACGACTGAGCTAACATTAACTACGGACTATACTGTTACGGTTAATGCTGATGGTACAGGCTCTGTAACTATTGTTACTGGCTCTAGCGTTCCTAGCACACCAACTGCTTCTGATCGTATTACGATTGTGGGTGATAGAACTATTCAAAGAACCACAGACTTTACCACAGGTGGCCCACTCTTTGCTACCTCTCTTAATGATGAGTTTGATAGTCAAACCATATTTGTTCAACAAGTCTTAGAACAATCTGATCGATCATTACGTGCACCTAATACTGATCCTACTACGATCAATATGACATTGCCACTCAATACTATTAGGGCAAATAAAACATTAGCGTTTGATGCAGATGGTAATCCAACCACAGGTGAAATTGTAGGTAACTGGCGTGGTAATTGGGCAGCATCAACAGCTTATAACAAACGTGATTTAGTTAAAGATACTACTAATAATAATGTTTATATTTGTGTAACTGCACATACATCTTCTGGCGCATTACCACTTAGCACCAATGCTGACATAGCAAAATGGGATTTAATGGTAGATGCTGCAAGTGCTTCATCCTCAGCAAGTGCTGCTGCTGCTAGTGCAACGGCCGCCGCTACATCAGAAACCAATGCAGCAACATCTGAAACTAACGCAGCCACCTCTGAAACCAATGCAGCATCAAGCGCAAGTGCTGCATCATCCTCAGCAACTGCTGCCGCATCTAGCGCAAGTGCTGCATCATCCTCAGCAAGTGCTGCCGCTGCAAGTGAGGCTGCTGCTGCTGCTTATACAGATAACTTTGATGATACATACTTAGGTGCTAAAGCATCTGATCCAACATTAGATAATGATGGTGATGCATTACAAGATGGTGCTTTATATTTTAATACAACTGATAATGTGATGAAGGTTTATGACCTTGGCACAACAACATGGTATCAACTCACACCAACTGTATCTAATCAAAACAATATTAATACTGTTGCTGGCATATCAGGCGATGTTACAACCGTTGCTGGTATTTCTGCTAATGTTACAACGGTAGCTGGAAACTCGGCTAATGTGACAACGGTAGCTGGTGTTTCAGGAAATGTTACTACTGTTGCTGGTATATCTGCTGACGTTACTACGGTAGCAAGTGATACAGCAGACATTGGAACAGTTGCAACAAACATTGCTAATGTAAATACTACTGCTACTAACATTGCTAATGTAAATACAGTAGGCGGTATATCAGCTAATGTGACAACCGTTGCTGGAAACTCTGCTAACATAACCACTGTGGCTGGCATCTCTGCTGATGTAACTTCTGTTGCTGGTATTAGCTCAGACGTAACAACTGCTGCAACTAACATTGTAGATATTAGCAACTTTGCTGATGTTTACTATGGCCCTTCAGCAACTGCGCCTACATTAAGATCAGATGGCTCTGCATTACAAATAGGTGATTTATATTTTGATACAGCAACATCTACCATGAAAGTTTATGGCTCAGGTGGTTGGGTAGCTGCGGGTTCATCTGTTAATGGCACGGCTGATCGATACCTTTACAGCGTATCTTCTAGCACAACCACTATTAGTGGTGTTGATGCTAATGGCAATACGCTTGCTTATGATGCTGGCTTTGTTGATGTTTATCTCAATGGTGTCAAGATGGTTAATGGCACAGACATTACAGCTACATCAGGCACAAGCATTGTCTTTGCTTCAGCGATTGGAACATCAGGCACAGATACAGTTGACATCATTGCTTACGGAACATTCTCATTAGCTAGCTTTAGTATTGGTGATGCAGCTAACGTAGATTTAGGCGGTTTAGCAACTAATGATTTATTACAATACAATGGTTCTAACTTTGTTCCTAAAACTTTTGATGAAGTTACACCATCACAAACAAGTAATGCTGGTAAGTATCTTACAACCGATGGCACAAACTCATCATGGGGAACTGTCAATACAGATTTAGTTTCTGATACAACACCACAGCTAGGTGGCACACTTGATGCGAATGGCAACATCATTGATATGGGTGTTAATACGATTACCGATACTAAAGTTGGTCAATGGGACACAGCTTATGGCTGGGGTGATCATGCCACAGGTGGTTACTTAACAGGTAATCAAACAGTTACACTTTCAGGCGATGTAACTGGTTCAGGCACAACAGCTATTACAGCAAGCATTGCTGCCAATGCAGTTGGCACAGACGAACTCAATGTAGCTGGCACAGGCACATCAGGACAATTACTATCTTCAGATGGTGATGGATCAATGTCATGGGTAGCTGCTGCTGCTGGTGGTTTTTCTAACATGCAAGTATTTACAGGCTCAGGCACATGGACTAATCCAGGTAGCGTCACTAAAGTTAAAGTAACCGTAGTTGGTGGTGGTGGTGGCGCTGGTGGCTCTCACCCTGGAGCAAACTTTCGTATGTCAGGTGGTGGCGGAGGAGGAGGTTCAGCTATTGAGGTTGCAACCATACCAACCTCGCCAGTTCCTGTAACTGTTGGCGGCGGCGGTGCTGGTGGCGGAGGCGGTGCTAATGGTGGTACTGGTGGCACTTCATCCTTTGGTGCTTACTGTTCAGCAACAGGAGGAGCTGGTTCTATTACAGCAAACCCAGGGCCAGATTATAGAAGATATTACGGAGGTGCTGGTGGGGCTGGTTCTGGAGGAAGTTTCAATATGAATGGTGGTCATGGTGGTCCCGAAAGTAAAGAACCATGGTCGTCTGGCGCTGCAGATATAAGAGATAATACTGCTAATGGTTGGGGTGGAACATCATTACTATCTGCTGGTAGCTCAGTTAGAAGGGGACAGGCTTATCTGCAACCAGGCGTTCCTGGTTTGAATTATGGTGGTGGCGGTGGAGGCTGTGGTGATAGAGCTAGTGGTGGCCCAGGCGCTGGTGGCATAGTGATAGTAGAATGGTAATTAATAGGAGAGTATAAGTGACTAAAGCAAGAGACATAGCAACAAGTTCAATCACAGATGCTGACTTGACTGCCGAAGTTGGATCAACGATACAAGCACATGATGCTGATCTTGATACCATATCTGGTCTTGCCAAAACAGATGGTAATGTAATTGTTGGTGACGGCACTAATTGGGTAGCCGAAGATCCAGCAACTGTTCGCACATCTCTAGGTTTAGGCACAGCAGCAACCACAGCAGCCACAGATTATGCAACCGCAGCACAAGGTGCAACGGCTGATTCAGCATTACAAGCTAACCAAACCATTACATTATCTGGAGATGTGACAGGCTCTGGCACAACAGCTATTACAGCGACACTAGGCACAGTTGCTGTCAGTAAGGGTGGTACAGGACAAACAACTTACACCGATGGTCAATTGCTTATTGGTAATTCAACAGGCAATACATTAAATAAAGCAACTCTGACTGCTGGCTCAGGTATTTCTGTGACTAATGGTTCGGGTGCAATTACGATTGCATCTACAGGTGGTGGTGGATTCTCTAACATGGACGTTATCACTGCTACTGGCACATGGACTAATCCAGGCTCAGTCACCAAAGTTAAAGTTACTGTTGTAGGTGCTGGTGGCGGAGGTGCCCATGGTAATCCTGCTGAAGGTTTCCAAGGTGCAGGAGGCGGTGGCGGTGGCGGTGCTGCTGTTGAAGTTGTAACTATACCTACTTCACCTGTACCAGTTACTATTGGTACTGGTGGTGCTGGTGGTAATAATTATCCTAATGCAACTAATCCAGGAGCTGCTGGTGGAACTTCATCATTTGGTGCTTATTGCTCAGCTACTGGAGGTGGTGGAGGAAAAGGTGGTCATCCTTCTCTTAGCACATATGCTGATGGAGGAGCAGGCGGAGCTGGTTCTGGAGGTACATTTAATTTAACAGGTGGAACTGGTGGATGGGGAAAAACTTATCCTACCGCCGATAGACTTAAAGGAAAAGGTGGAGGTTCATACTTTGGTGAAAATCAAGGACTAGGAGGAGTGTCTCTTCCTATTGTAGGTCCAATTCCTAATCCAGTTGGAAACTTTTTTATAGGACAAGTAGGCTCAAATTATGGTAATGGTGGTTCTGCAAACATAAGTCCCAGTAATCCAACTCCAGCCCCACAAAAAGGTAATGGTGCTAATGGTGTTGTTATAGTAGAATATTAATAGGAGATAATTAAATGGCAAAAAAAGCATTAGTATCAACAATAGAAATAGCTGGTAATCCAGATAATCCTGGCTATCGTGTACTAGAAGTTGTTGATGCTGGACAAGAGTTTGAAGTTCATCCAAATTTACAATGGCATGATTGTCCAGATAATGTAGAGTCTTTTAAGTATTGGTGGAAAGATAATACATTTAAACCACTTCCAGAGTCTGTTCTTAGAACAGGAACATTAGCCGTTAACGCTGATGGCGATACAACTCAAGAATGGGAATGGAACTGGGATACAGATTCTTGGTCTATTGTTGAAGTCATCAACAATCCATAATGACTGCTGAGCAATTTGCTGCTCACAAATACGTTCACCTCAAAGATTTTTTAGATGATCAGAATTGTGCAGAGCTGACACAAATACTAAAGCAAGCTGTTAAGGATGGTTTAACAGAAAAAGATATTCAATGCCCAAAGTCACAAGCCGTGCATGGGCATGCTACATTTGACAAGTTATTAGAAGATTTATTACCTCACTTTGAAACGGCAAGTGGACTTAAGTTATTACCTACTTACTCATACGCTAGGCTATATGCTCCAGGTGAGGAATTAAAAAAGCATACTGATCGACCAGCCTGTGAGATTAGTGCGACAGTTACGCTTGGCTTTGATGGTAAGGTGTGGCCTATCTTTATGGATGGGCATGCAGTCAATATGAAAGTCGGTGATGCTGTGCTGTATCGTGGACAAGAAGTCGAGCATTGGCGTGGTGAATACACGCAAGGTGAATGGCAAGCACAAGTATTCTTACATTATGTGGATGCTAATGGGCCACACAAAGATGAGAAGTATGATGGCAGAGAAGCATTAGGTAAGCCTAAAGCGCATCAACAAACTCAGAGAGTATTAACAGATTGTGCTGTATTTGAATCACATCTAACCACATCATTCTGTCAGAATATTATTACTGAATACAGTAAAGAAGAACATGACAAACTTGATCCCGTCATTGGTGGTGGAGATGAAGGCACAGTTGATAAAGAGATACGTGATGTTAAGCGTTTGATGTTGCCACAGAACCAAGGTATTGGTGGCATACTGACATCAACCGCACTTAATGCTAACCACTATTGGTGGCAATATAACATTACACATAGCAACCAAACAGAGTTTTTAATGTATGAACCAGACGGACATTACACTCCGCACGTTGATACATTTCACATGCACACCGATGAGACTAGGAAACTCACGGCTTTGGCTTTTTTGAATGATGATTTTGAGGGTGGAAAATTTTTTCTTAATGCAGCTGGAACAGCATTTTATCCTCCACAAAAAGCTGGAACTGTGCTAGTATTTCCTTCATACATGGTGCATGGCGTAGAGCCAGTAACTAAAGGGGTTAGGTATTCTGTGGTGACATGGATGGTTGGCCCATATTTTAAATAGGAATGGATATGACACCGCATGAAGAATTAGTTGCTCATGAAAAGCTCTGTGCTGAGAGATACAGTACGATACACAAACGCCTCGATCGCATTGAGACGATGCTTAACAAACTGATATGGGGAATCATGGCTGGCTTCGGTGCTATCGTGGTAGCCGTAGTCATGTCAACATTGCATTTATAATGGAGGAAGAACATGGACATTCTGATGGCGGCACTAGCACTACTACTACTAGCACTCATGGTAGCGTGGATGGCATCAACATACGAACTGATATGGGAGTGGATAAAGAAACAAGTCAAAAGCCTGTTCCACTTAGTCAACGCATTATTACAGATTGTTGTTAAGAAAGTGTGGTCTTGGTTAACAGGTTGGATGAAGTAAGATTATGTTACAAGCCATACTACCACTCATAGGAACTGTACTTGATCGAGTCATTCCAGATAAGAATGGCGCAGAGAAAGCCAAGCAAGAAATAGAAAAGACGCTCGTTGAAAATGCTAATCAACTTAACCTTGCACAAGCTGAGATCAATAAGACAGAAGCAGCACATCGTAGTGTCTTTGTTGCTGGTTGGAGACCGATGATTGGTTGGTCTTGTGCCATTGGAATTTTTTGGCTATTTGTCGGACATCCTTTGTTTGTATACTTTGATGCATTAGATGGTGTGGTCAGTCCAGTACCTACCATTGATCATGACATCTTATTAGAACTTACCTTTGCTATGTTAGGCATGGCTGGTTTACGTTCATGGGAAAAGCTTAAAGGTCTAACTAAATAGTGCAGCTCTCTGAGCATTTCCATCTTGACGAATTTACCAAGTCACAAATAGCAGCACGCTTGGGATACGATAACACCCCAAGTCCTGAGATTCTAGAGAACTTAAAGAGGACTGCACATGGAATGGAACTCGTTAGGTCTAGGTTGGGCGGACTACCTATTATTATATCTAGTGGCTATAGGTGCTTATCTGTCAACCGTACCCTTGGTAGTAAAGACACGAGCTATCACACATTGGGCCTCGCATGTGATTTTACTTGCCATCGTTTTGGGAGTGTTGACGATGTCTTTTTGGATTTGGTTGGGTCTTCCATAGAATACGACAAGCTCATCATTGAATACAATTCATGGATCCATATCCAGTTTCCCAAGCTAGGTGAAGAACCTCGAAGACAATCCTATGTGATTGATAAGTCAGGTATATCTATTTACAAGCCATAGATATATGATATCCTTATAAGGTAAACTTATGTGAGGATATGTATGACTAAATATAAATCGGTACTTGTTATATCAGACCTCCACATCCCTTACCATCACAAAGACGCATTCAAATTTCTAGCGGCACTTAAAAATAAATATAAGCCTGACCTCGTGGTTAACATTGGCGATGAGTTAGATCAGCATGCCATCAGCATGCATGATCATAACCCTGATCTCATGTCAGCCGGGGATGAGTTGAAATCGTCTCGTTTGTATATCAAAGAGTTAGAAAAAATTTTTCCTAGGATGTTCCTAGTACACTCCAACCACTCCTCCTTAGTCTTTAGACGTGCGTTGAAGTATGGATTACCCAAGGAATACTTACGCTCTTACAATGAGTATCTGAATGTCGGCAAAGGTTGGCAATGGGTTGATGACCTACGCATTACCTTGTCTGATAATTCACGATGCTTCTTTACGCATGGTCTTGCTGCAGATGTATTACGTGTGGCACAGCAGTATGGTATGAATACCGTTCAGGGCCACTACCATACCAAGTTCTCTATCGGTTACTACTCTAACCCTGATGCGTTGATCTGGGGTATGCAAGTAGGTAGTCTTATCAATCAGAAGTCACTTGCATTTGAGTATGCTAAGAACTTTAAAACAAGATTCATCGTTGGTTGTGGTATGATAATAGAAGGACAACCAAAACTAATGCCAATGGTATTAAAGGACGGTGGAGATTGGATAGGGAAGATAGTTTAGACGTAGAGTTTATAACCGAGGCTGATGAAAATCAGGCTAAGTTACTTGACACATTGGTTGGCAAGAAGATTTGGAACATCGAGTTTCTAGAATCCGATAGCCAATCAATGATCAAGATTATATTCTCAGATAAAGAAGATCATTTTCTTATTATCCATTGTGACGGTGCTGACCTTTACCTAGTCGAGCCAAAGCCTGACAAGGTACATTAATGGAACTCCATTTCGTTTTACTCATTATGATGGGTGGCGAACCACAATACGTAGGTACATTCTTAAATTGTGAAGTCGCACATGCCTATGCTGAGAAAAATTTCATCGCTGATCTACGTACGATTTGTATGCACGAAGACTTTATTAACTTACCTGAAGATTTTAAACACGAATATAAGTACATTGACCATAATCGTCCTGTTTTGTACGTTCGATCTAAAAAATGACCTCGTATAACGCTCGTGGTGAGCCGATCTCAATGTGTCCTAGGGTAAGGTATAGGTAAAATACAAAGTCCTCATGGTGAGGCTTGTACGGTCTCAGAAGGGGGGTTCACCATGAATAGCAGTAAATTCTTCATTGGTTAGAGGTTTTATCTCTACAATCTGACAATCAGGTCTAATTCTTACGAACTCTTCTGCTAAATCATAGGTTGAAAAGGATCGAAGGCTATCGCCAAAGCCATCGAATACAACATAGTGGTGATCAGGATATATCATTAGTCTTAACTCATACAAATCTTGATTCATTTTATCCCTAAAATTTTTATCATACAATCTTGACAAACACTATTAATAGGAGACAGGTTATGTGGTCAACACCATCAGCTACTGAAATGCGTTTCGGTTTCGAAGTCACAATGTACGTATGCAATAAGTAATTGAATGAGGCTCATCCTTGAGCCTCTATTCTTTTTCCAATCCACTTCATCACAGGCACAGCCATACTATTTCCTAATGCTTTGTATCTTGGCCCATCAGGACAGTTGTTTTTGATATTAGTATAACCATCAGGAAATCCTTGTAATCTTTCGCACTCAATCGGAGTCAATCTTCTGACAGCCATATCTAATTGATATGTTCCAACACCCGCATGCGTCATGGTGTTTGATACTTCTGTTTCATTAACATACAACCCACCGTTAGGCCTATCTTTTCTTGTGCCATTCGCATCACAAAATGTAATATTATAAGCCACACCTATCTTACTCGTTGATCCTAAACAGGGTGATACTTCACCACTAATAGGGTCTTGTGATGCATGAAAGGCTTGAGCAACATAGGTTTCATGTTCAGTTGTACCATTACCTACTCGACTGTATCCACTTGCACTTGATGTAATGGTTGGACACTTATCTGCCACATGTACAATGGCTTTCTTATCTAGGCTATCAGAATTTAAACCTTTATAATCTCTTGCACATAGAGCATCAATCTTATCTTGATGTAGCAAAGGGATCATTCCTGATTTGCTACGTAGCTTAGTGCTTCGTTCAGGCTTGGAGGCAGCTTCTTGCCTCGATTTTCTGCTCGGTTTAATATGCCTTTGCAAGCTTTCGGACTCAAATAATACTTCTGCGGTAGGTCTCCAGTCTCCAAGGTGTCCGACAACAAACACTCTTCTTCGTCTTTGGGCCACTCCGAAGTATTGAGCGTCAAGCACCCTATATGAGAACCCATACCCGAGTTCAACCAGCGCCCCGAGGAAGCTACCAAAGTCTTGTCCACCTCCTGAACTGAGGACACCTGGCACGTTTTCCCAAACGAACCACTTGGGTCTAAACTTGTCAAGTATTCCACAAAAGGTAAGGGCAAGGTTGCCTCTTGGGTCTTCGAGTCCTTTCCTAAGTCCAGCGACTGAGAAGGACTGACAGGGTGTACCTCCACAAACAAGTTCAATTGATTGATCAAAATTCCACTCCTTATATTTAGTCATGTCACCTAGGTTTGGCACACCGGGATAACGATGTGCCAATACTTCACTAGGAAACTTTTCGATTTCAGAAAATGCAACAGGCTTCCAACCTAAGTCATGCCAAGCCACCGTTGCTGCTTCAATGCCACTACATACAGATAGATAATTCATCGTTGCTCCCCTGAAAATTCATAACGCTTTTGAAAGGGAAGATTTAATTTACGCATCTTATTTAGCTGTTTACGAAACATATCAGGGTCTTGATTGAGTATAGCCATAGCCACTTCAAACAAAGGATTATCGTTGTATAAAAAATCCTTTGCATCATTACGTAACTTATTAGAAATCGTTCTTGCAAGATAATCACCAATGGCTTTTTCTAAGATACTTAGAACAAGTCTGCCACGCCAATCATCTTTTGCATAACTGATCTGATAAGTCATACGCTCCGCTTCAGGATCACCATGATAATTTAAGTCTGATTCAGCCATTACAATCCTTTCACCGCATCGTGAAATGCATTTTTGATTGCGACTGTATTTGCACCTAACAATGTAGATACTGTACCTTTGTTAGTTTCAGCAAAAGCCATAATCTTTTTTAACTTTTCCTTGCTATCCCATTGCTCAACAGCAAGCACCTCTTTGAGTACCTTTTTGTACCGATCTACGTACTGATATTCATCTGCAAAGTCCGTAGGTTCTTTCCCCGGCAGACTCAGGGTGTAGACTTTTTTGAGACAGGCGCTGCCTCACGTACCTTTTCAGCCATAGATTTTGTAGCTTGATTGCCATCATCATCTTCAGCTGGGACTCCCAAGAATGTCATGATCGAATACCTACGACTGTACGTCAAAGCGCTGCCGTAACCTTGTGGGTCTTGTTTGGCAGCGGGTACATGTAATATGCCACCACTTAAACTTTCCCCACTTTCATGGATCAATATGGTTTCAATACGAATACCACTTTCACAATCATGCGTGCGTTGTGTCAATGCAATGCCATTGTTATGTAGCGCATCGATGACCGCCTCAATACATCCATCGAGTGCCACATATTTACTTCTAAAATGTGGGTTGGTTGCCGTCTTTAAGGCTGGGCCAAATTCCTTTTGTGCTTTAAGTAATGCCTTAGCAATCACCGAAATTGTTGTTGTCATCTTGACCTCCAAAATAAAGTTTAATTAAATCCTGTCTGCCTTCCCTTGAACCGACATGTTCATAGATAAGCTTTAAGAATTCCTGATTACGTTGTTGTTTCTTTGCTTGTTTTAATAGGTAACTATCAATAAAACTATCACCATATTGATCACCACCTAAGTTATTGATATCACTCATTTAAATCCTCCTTCAATTGATCATGGTTTAATAAATATGTTTTTAAATTGATCCATTGCTTTGGTGTATACACATAATTTATGTCAAGAAATTTCTTCAACTTAGATTCAAGAATCATATTTCTTTCTGATTGTTTTTGCTTTCTAAGTCCTAATGACAATTGATTAATGTTATACGGTGCTAACTCGTAACTAAAACCTAGTAATTCGCATGCAATAATTTCTTGCAAACAGTTTTCATCTTTATATATAAGATACAACTGTTTGTCATGCACATTATCTAAAGCCAATAATCGTAAACTATTAGCCTTTTTTTTATCATTCACGAGTGTCGTTGTTACCATTTAAATCCTCCCTATCTCTGATTTTAAGTTTAGAATGACGGACTGTACGTGCGGGTTTTGCTGGGACATAACGTTCAGCCGTAGCTTTATATTGTGTTGTACCCCATATCGCTTCATATCTACCTATTAATGCACGCTCATTATCTCGCATTTGATCCATGATGATTGTTTGCATGTCATCTATTTTCTTGGCACGATCTGTAATTTCATCACGCCAAGTCAATATCTTTTCTGCAATGTCTTCCATCGTAGGCAATTCAATGGTGCTTTTATAAGATACATTAAATACCCTTGATGCTTCATCAGAATTCTGACTTTCATACCAATCAATTTCATCATTGGTGAGATACTTATCGATCCTTTTCTGAAAGTCCATGATGGCTTCATGAATTTCACCAATGACTTCATCATCCCTCTGATAAACAAACAGGCGTAGTGTTGTGCCTTTATATAACACACACACCACACCCACTTCTGCATGGGTAATATCCATCTGCATTTGCAATTGCAATGGGCCACGATAGAGTGGCAATTGATCTGCACTTTCCACCTCATGAGCAGTCAATTTAGATTCAAGGATAATGTTGCCGCTTAACTTAATCTTGTCAGCGTTAACACATATAATCCCCTTTTCTAAATCAGTCATGATTTCTTGGTCATTGCCCTGGACTGTACCATCCAGGGAACATGCAATCGGTAATGTATCGTGTTGATACGGTTGATCATGCGTGGTTTTAGGATTGCCTAAACCTAACCTTGCACATGCTTCATTCAATATGATTGGCTCTAATGTATTACCCCAATCCATTGACTCATTGCTAATTTGCTCAGGCTCGATCCCCTTGTTAGCATCCATAATCATTTTCAATAACTCATTACGAGATTGAAACTTTGATAATCCCATCAATACAGGGATTTGGGATGCTGATAATTGTTTGTTACTAGTCACTTTTCCTACCATGTTTTTCCTTTCCTATTAATCGTTGAATAATTTCATTACTTGATTTAATTTGATCAAACATATTCCACCCTTTGATATGACCATGCTTATTTAAATGCTTTGCCAATGCAATTGAGTATGTAAAATGTTTAATCGCTAATTTGTGTTTCATTTTTTCCTCCATTTAATAAATTGATCAATTAAAAATGCTATGAATCCGAGTGCCAATCCTGTACCGAAAACATAGCCAAAGACTACCAAAGAATAGTATGTGGCATTAGTCAATCTTCACCTCCTCTAATGCCGTTTCAATACATTCTTTATTCGTTTTACGATAAACCGAACCACCATACATAATTTGCTCAAAGAGAATCCCCTTTTGACAAACCACTTCATGTGGCATCGGATACCAAAGATCAATAAAATCTTCAATGGTATTTTTTAAAGCAATACCAATTAAAGTACCAATAAGAATACCGATGGCTAACCATCGGCATCCATAATTACAACTGACTACTTTGTGAGTCATATTCTTTCCCCCCTTTCATCTAGAATGACATTACCTAAAGTTAAAAATGTATCTTCTGCATACCACCATGCTTGAGATTTACCCCAACCCATATCCCTTGCATTTTTGAAATATACATCCTTACTTTTTTCTTCATTTAAAACAGTTTGACTACCTATTTTTAAACTCATGATTTATCCTCCCAATAAAGTAGTTTGTTTTAAAGCATCGTTTTTACAGTAGTAATTCCAATGCACATAGTTAGGATCAAAGACTTTTGCCATCTCTATTAATTTTTTAAATTCAAGGTAACCCATATTCCATGTTATATAATCATCGGAATAATCAAAAAACCAATCTGCATATTTAAGGCGTTCTATATATTCATTCATTATTCAACCCTCCATCTGTTAGGCTCGTATAAAGCGAATGTATCTGCATATCTCATATTGCAATAAGCTTGTGGTCGCTTATATCCTTTTTTGGATGATCCACGATACAAGATACGGAATTTACCTCTAAAATGCTTTTTAATAGCATTGACATATTCAATAGGAATATGTCTATAGGATGACATAACATTATCAGGTGACTTGTATTTCTCTAAAATCTGCAATGCTTCTACATAATTTAGATTAGTTTGATTTTTGGCAATTTCAATCTCTGCTAATTGCCTTTCAAGTTTATTGATTTTACGTAATGCATCATGATACATATCTAATACATGTTCATAATTGCTATCATGTAATTTGAATTTTGCTTCTATATCATGAGCAATGGTTTTGATACCTTGAATAATGGTATTATCGCTCATGTGCTTTATACCATCTATATCAACCCATGCAATATTCATACGATTAATAGTCATAACATATCCTTTCAAGATTTAAGTTAGTTAAATAGTTATTACAATTAAATAATAACTCCAAAGATATCTATATGTCAAATAAATATCTTTGAATTATTACTTTATTAATAGGCATCCTCTAAATCTTCATCATTTAGAAAATTCCAAAATCCATAGTCTGATAAACTCCCTTTATAAACAATAGATAATTCATCTTCTAATTCTCTTATATCAATATCGTAATTCCAATATTGTTTGAATGCATCAATAAATGTTTTCACCACGAATTCAGGTAAGTTTGGAAAAAAATTGGTTGTTAAATGTAATCTCAATTGAGATTCTTTGCTTATGTTTAAATCATTTAAAGCTTGTATATCTAAATTTGGCATAATATATCCTTTCAAGATTTAATTAATGTACTTTATAAGATACTTCTTTAATGTCACTATTCCAACATGCTCTGCATTCTTTGCATTCATTATTCTGTTTATAAGCCTTACATTCAAACCCTAATGAATCTTTAGAATGTACATTACTGATGGTGATATTTGGAATATTGATTAATGATTTTGGCATGGTTACCCTTTGATCAATAAACATAGCGGAAAGTCTGATTATAAGATTTTTAGGGATAACATGATCCTTTGCATAATCTTTGATAATAGAATATTCCCTTGTCGGAATCCAAAATAATGTTTTCGGTAATGCCTTTGCTATTTTGCATATTTTATCAAAATGTTCTATTGATTGAATATCGCCTGAATCATGCCATCTAAAATAAGAATCGTTACCTATTAATTTAATCATGGCATCAACCCAAAGAGGATCATTAATGCTATTTAATCTTTTTTCCATCGCATTGATCGTGGTTGACCATATATAAGATCCCTTTGATGCATAGCATTTAGAACATATTGAATCTTTAATCTTTGCCATCTTTGCACCGACTTTGCATGCATATGATGGTAACGAATAAGAATTGCAAGGCATCTTTGAAGTTATGGATAGAGAATGCGATATTTTCATTGCATCCTTTTTAGTTTTAAAAAATGTGATTGTATTCATTCGTTATCCTTTCAAGATTATTGAATGTTATCTAAATAGTATTCGTGATTGTATTCATTGATTGATTCAATGAGATCATCAAATTGATCATTACGATAAGCGAACATGTCATTAATAGTGTTTATTAAGTTCCATGTGTCTGTAATTAATAGATATAAATATTCACTATTAAAAACTTGTAATGTCAATTCTTTGGTACTGTAATTGGTTAAATCAGTTTTATTTGTCATCTTTTATCCTTTTTAGATTGATTGAGATGTAATTTCAAATTGATAATTTAATTGTTTTAAATAATCAATATGTCGTTTTGTGAATGTCTTGCTATTTAATAGTTTACTTAAAATGATGGATTGATCACAAACAGGATAAACCAATTCATTACCGTAAACTTGTTTAATTTGAACTTTGAGTATCATCTTTTATCCTTTCAAGATTAATAAAGACGATTTAATATATCAATAAAGATATCGCGATGCAATACCAGGTATGATATAAATAATTTATCAATCCCTGGATTGTGATAAGTATTCTAAATCAAAGCAGCAAGTATATATATTAAAGGTATAAATGTTATCTATCATGATTAATGAGAGATAGTATTTAACTAGTTTGGAAAAGAAAACAAACAAGCCTAAAAAACCATCTAAATACTTTGACCCTAAATAAATCATCTATCTTTTTTATGATCCAGGTTGATTTAACATAATATGATTGGGTTGTGGATAAAATGTGGATAAGTGACCATTGACCCCCCCATACCAGGGCCATACCATATAGGTACTACACTCAATTTTTTGCTAGTTTTTTGAAAAGTCTTTCATTGGCAATCCTGAAGACATTTTCTTTGTCTGTAGGATCGAGAGTTGACCATGAATCTATCTCATCAAGTGTACGACCACATCCTTTACAGACATAATCGCTATCCAATTGACATTGGTTAACACATGGAGAATCGTTCACAGGTTTCATATATTTTTTTTTATATAAAAAAAAGACAATGGAGTATGACAAACGGTGAGAATGATTACTGTTCGTTCCTCCATATAAACCAAACCTGTATTAATAAATACAGATTTCTCTGGCTATTCTTGTTTATCATCAATATAAGTTTGTTAAACTTACCGTGGTACTCCCAGTTTCACCCGGACACGTTAATGTTGTTTATACCCTTGGTCATAGCTACCGACAGGTGGGCTAGGTCATGGCCCCATGTATGTCATTCTAACATCTGATTTTTATCTGTCTACAGATTTCCTGATTAGTTTTACTTATTAAACATACTGAAACATTATGAAACCTATTGACTAGATATCTTTAGATGATATGATATCTCTATGGAATACAAAATACCTGAATCTATACAGATTAAGAAGTTTAGAAATAAGGATCACAGACATTTTGTAGTTCTGCCCTTTAAAGCGATAAAAGATAGAAAAGTCACTAACGGTAATCTTCGTGTATTGGCAATACTCGCAGCGTATTGTAATAAACAAGGATTCTCTATTGTGGGCATAAATACCCTGGGCCGTGATTTACAGATATCACCCCAAGGTGTGCAGTATCATTTAAAGAAGCTGATGGGATTGGGGTATGTAGAAATGCGACCTCGATCTGCCTTTCCGGGTATCCGTGGTAATCTAAGACGTATTGTTTATGATGAGAAAGTCAAGTGGGATGATGTCAAAGACTATATGCTAGATAACCAAGATATTAAACATATACTGAATGTGAACAGAATAGATAATCATGATGACCGTTAAAGATATGTATGTATGGTTGTGTCAAGAGTTTAACGATGGGAAACCTCTGCCAGCTAAATTTACACGAAAGGATGGTTATTTTAAATTAACTAAGGGTTGGCAGCACCAAGCTGGTAGAGAAGTTCCCGCCAGTAGTTATTTAGAAATGTTAAAACAAGCGCGAGAAGATAGAGAAGCACTAGAGCGGTCTTGGAAATTAGGTAAAGATAAAATGCTTAAAGCAAGGAAACAGAAACACAAAGTAAAAACTAAGTATAAAGGAGAATGATATGGGCGATTTAAAACCCTTCTTGGTCAGACTCACACCCGAAAGTGTAGAGATTCTAAATAAAGCAGCTAAAGAACAAAGCAAGACCAAGGCAATGTTAATTAATGAAGCGATACAAAAGCAATACGGTAAATGAGTCCATCGGTTAAACTGATCCTCCCTTACCCACCGACCGTGAATACGTATTGGCGGGCCAACGGACATAGACGATTTATATCTAAACAGGGGGTGGCGTTTACTGATGAGGTATCTCTTATTGTCAAAAATTCAAAATTTAAATCATTTGGCGATAAGCGGTTGGCGATACAGATAATGATTCATCCAAGAGATAAAAGAAGATTTGACTTGGATAATCTTTTAAAGGCAATCTTAGATGCATTGATGAAGGCTGGCATGTACAATGATGACAGTCAGATTGATTACATTGAAATTGCTAGAGGCGAGCAAGTTGACGGTGGTAAAACCGTTGTTTATTTATATGAAGACGAAGGAGAAGAGCATGGCTGAAAATAAGTATGAACCAAAACCCGGCAGAGGTAGTGCTTGGGCAAACGATAGAAAAACAGAAGATTGGCACGCAGACTACCGTGGCAAAATCTTATTACCTGACGGTACAGAACATTGGGTCGATGTATGGGATGCGACCTCAAGTTCAGGTACTCAGTATCGATCCATCAGAATTGGTAATCCTGTGGAGGCTACCCAGTCTCAACCGCAACCAAGACAGGCTACTAAACCAGCGGGTCAAACTGTGGAAATCGAAGACCTCGCGGACGATATTCCCTTCTGATGGCTGAGACTAAAAACAAGCAAAAGCCGATCCCGTCTTTGGCGGGATACGGCGGTGTTAGGCAGCTGCAGAAGAGTTTGGAGCGCAGCACAACCATTGCTGCAAACCGAGAGGCTGTTGCATACAGCCTTTTGTGTATGGCAAACACTAAATTAAGTGATATCATGGAGTGGGATGAGGCGGGTAATGTCAAGGTCAAAGCCAGTAAGGATATTCCTGAACATGCTATGCAAGCCATTAAACGCATTAAGACCAATCCAAAGACGGGTGAGATTGAGATTGAACTGTGGGATAAAGTTCAAACATTACGACTGCTTGCGAAAGCTAGTGGATTATTAGACAACCCAGATGAATCTGATAAACCATCCGTCATTGGTATTAACGTGAAAGCCCCGGAGATAACAGATGTCGACTAATCCAAAAGACACCCAAGTGGGTGGTAATCACTATGCACAAATGAAGATTCAGCCCATGGAGTTTTCCATGGCAAATGGATTAAACCCCATGCAACATACGGCTGTTAAGTACATTGTACGTGTTGACCGTAAGGGTAATGGTGATGAAGACATAGATAAAGCAATTCATACTTTACAACTTTGGAAACAATGGAGGAAAGATCATGGAAATCAAAGCAGAGATTGAATTACTGCGTGAAGAGTTTCGGATGGCTAACATGAACAATACTCGTGTTATGAAAATCATTGATGACTTATGGCATGATAATGTCCGCCTTCGTCAGCTACTCAATGCTAAACATCCAGACATAGATGACGATGAGCAATAAGAAGGAACGAAGTAATCGATCATTAGCTGGGCCGGGAATAGATTTAGACTTTAGTACAAGTCCAGAAGTCTATCGGTTTTTACAAAGCAATAAATTTGTACGAGGATTGATGGGGCCAGTAGGCTCAGGCAAATCTTACGCCTGTGCTGCTGAAATCATGATGCGTGCCGTTAGGCAAAAGCCATCCCCTATCGATGGTATACGATACACCCGTTTTGTTATTGTACGAAACTCTTATCCAGAACTCAAGACAACAACGATTAAAACATGGCAAGAGTTGTTTCCTGAGAATACTTTTGGTCCGATGTTATATACTCCTCCAATCACACATCACATTCGCCTCCCTTCCCGCGGTGATGCAGCGGGTATAGATTGTGAAGTGATTTTTTTAGCATTGGACCAACCCAAAGATGTGCGTAAACTATTATCTTTAGAACTGACAGGAGCATGGGTCAATGAAGCCAGAGAATTACCTAAAGCTGTTATTGATGGTCTTACTCATCGTGTTGGTCGTTATCCAACTCAGAAGGATGGAGGACCTACTTGGCACGGAGTCTGGATGGACACGAACCCAATGGACGATGACCATTGGTGGTACAGACTAGCAGAAAAAGAAAAGTTAAGTGGTAAGTATGGTTGGGATTTTTTTAAACAACCCGGTGGTGTAGTCGAGGTTGATCCTGATGACTTGCCTGAAAATCCTGAAGCGAATGATCATGTCTTTAGTGGTGGACGTTGGTGGAAGATTAATGGTAAAGCTGAGAATGTTAAGAACTTACCGAGTGGTTACTACATGCAAATGTTGGGAGGTAAGAATCTAGATTGGATACGTTGTTATGCTGAAGGTAAGTATACTTACGTACAAGAAGGTCGACCTGTATGGCCTGAATACAATGATCAGATGATGAGTGATCATATTGACTATGATCCAAGCTTACCTATTCATGTCGGTCTTGACTTTGGTTTAACGCCCGCTGCTGCTATTGGTCAGCGTTTAAATAATGGCAGATGGGTTGTGTTACATGAGATTGTGACTGAAGATATGGGACTAGAGCGGTTTGGTAATCAACTGTTAGCTGAACTGAATGCTCGTTATCCTAAAGCACAAATCTTAGTATGGGGTGACCCAGCGGGTATGCAACGTGATGCTATTTATGAAGTCACAGCCTTTGATTATTTAAGAACGCTTGGATTACGTGCGCAACCTACAGCATCTAATAACTTTCAAGTCAGACGTGAAGGTGCAGCCGCACCGATGCAACGTTTAATCAATGGTAAACCTGGACTTATTATTGATACATCATGCAAGCGTTTACGCAAATCACTTGCGGGTGGTTATCATTTTAAACGATTAAGTATTGGTGCGGGTCAAGAACGATTTAAAGACAGTCCTAATAAAAATGAACATTCACACATTGGCGATGCATTTGGCTACTTGATGCTAGGAGGTGGCGAATACAAACGCATGACTAAATCTAATTTAAGTGCCAAAACAATAATTACACAAACAGTTGTTAATTCAGACTTTGATGTGTTTTCATAATGTATAATGAAATTGACATTATTAAATATATGCCCACGACTCGTGGAACATATTATTTACCTTTTCATTTAGATCATGGATATCAATGTAAAGCAGTAGATGAGTATGAATCTGAACAAATTGCGCTTGCAGATAGAATCCGTATGTTGGACATACAGTCTAAGGCTGGCCCGTGCATTACTGCGTTTGCTCATAATGAGCCTATCGCTGTGTTTGGTTGTGTGTTATTGTGGCCTGGGGTTGGTGAAGCGTGGTCTATGTTATCAGAAAAAGCAAGACGATATCCTGTTACGATGACTAAAGCTGCAAAACATTTCTTTATGGCAGTAGAAAGACAATTTAATTTACATCGCTTACAAATTACAGTAAAATCTACAGATAAGCGTGCTATGGGTTGGGCAAAAACTTTAGGCTTTGTGCCTGAAGGTTTAATGCTTCAATATAGTGCTGATAAAGAAGATAACTATATTATGAGGAAACAATAATGGGTGGACTGTTAGGAAAAAAACCAGACACTTCTGCTGCAATGGAGTCTATACGCTTACAAAGAGAACAACTCAAGGATGCGCGTGATAAAGCTGAAGCAGAGAAACGTCAGTATGGCGAAGAAATGGCATCATCAATGAAAGCAAGAAGACGAGGTGGCAATAGAGGTTTGCTTGCTAGTTCTCGCTTTAGTCCTGAATTAGGCATTGATGATGAATCAACTAAAAAAACATTAGGAGCTTAATATGGGAAAAAAAGTTGCTAAAGTAGTTACTGCTCCTGTAAAAGTTGTAACAGACGTTGCAAAAACAGTTGCAAAACCTGTAGTAAAAGCAGTTGCACCATCAAAACCAAAAGCTGCTCCTGTCGTGGCTGAAGAAAAAAAACCTACTATTAAAGGACGTAATTTAGCAGCCGAAGCCGCAGCAGCACGAAGGCGTGCAAGAGCTGGTGGTGGTGGTTTACTTGCTGGTGTTAGCATTATTGGATCAGAAGGCACAACAGGTGGATTACCTTCATTAGGTGATACAGGGTTGGGTATTAGACGAACAGATTTAGGTATTCCCCCGGAGGTTTGATATGAGTGAAGATATAATTAAGTACGGTAAAGATGGTAAGCCTACTAAAGCATCTATGGAGTGGGCATTCAAAAACGACAAAGAACTATTTAATAAGCTACAAAATAAACATTTTACAACCCGTGGCACGATGGGTGATAGTTCTATTTTAAAATGGGTAAAAGATAAATTAAAATCAGATAAGTCAAAGGATAAAAAATGAGCAAACCTGGACTTTATGCAAATATGAATGCACGTAAAAAGGCTGGCACTAGCCGACCAAAGTCTAAGTCAACAATTTCTGAGAAAGCCTATGCTATGATGAAAGCTGGGTTTCCTAAGAAAAAAGCTAAAGCATAATGGTTCTCAATGTTACAAGAGAATCAGACAATACTAACAGTAGGCATGTTGTATTAACACAGGCGGATGAAAGTAATGTTCAGCATGTAACAGGAAGTGAACGACCACTTATTACGGTAGCTGTTAATCATCATAGATTACATGAAGGTAATGCATTTTTTATTTATGAAAACAGACTTAATGGATCACAATTGCTTGATAACGCCTCTATTGATATTGTCATTGCCTCTGCATTGGGTGTGCCTATGCACATGACGATTGGTGCGTTTTGTGGTGGTGATGCTGAACTCTATTTATATGAAGGGACAACAGCCACAGGTGGCACAAGTAAATTAGCAAGGAATAGAAACAGAACAAGCCTTAAAACAAGTAGCACAGCATCATTGCTTGATCCAACTATATCAGTATTAGGTACAGAATTGTTTGCTGAATTGTTGCCAGGGGGTGTTAAAAAAGCTGCTGCTGGTGGTGGGGCTGAGGCATTAGAATATATTTTAGCTCCGCTAACAAATTATGGAATTAAAATGACTAATATAAGTGGGGCGTCACAAAATGCCACATTAACATTAGAGTGGTATGAATAATGGTAGCTAAAAAATATCAGAATCCTAAAGGAGGATTGAATGAAGCTGGGAGAGAATACTTCAAAAGGACAGAAGGTTCAAACCTTAAAGCACCGCAAAAGTCTGGTACTGATGGTCGGCGTGTATCTTTTGCTGCTCGTTTTTCTGGCATGGCTGGGCCGTTAAAAGATGAACAAGGTCGACCGACTCGTTTAAAAAAAGCACTACAAGCATGGGGTTTTGGTAGCAAAGAAGCTGCACGAAACTTTGCAAACAAAAATAAAAAGGCATAATTATGGCAGAAATGATGAGATTAAAACCTGAAGACGTACTTAAACGACATGAAAAGGCATTAGTACGTAAAGAAGATTGGCGTAATTTATATGAAGAGTGCTATGAGTTTGCTTTGCCACAACGTAATTTATATGATGGCTATTATGAAGGCAAAGTAGGTGGCAATAAAAAAATGAATCGTGTATTTGATTCTACGGCTATTAATTCTACTCAACGTTTTGCCAACAGAATGCAATCAGGTATTTTTCCTCCACAAAGAAAATGGTGTCGTTTAGAGCCAGGCTCTGATATTCCACAAGATAGACAAGCAGAAGCTCAATTAGCGTTAGATGCGTATTCAGAAAAAATGTTTGACACTCTGAAACAATCTAACTTTGATATTGCTATTGGTGAATTTTTGCTTGATCTGTGTGTAGGTACTGCGGTAATGATGGTACAACCTGGTGATGATAAATCGCCTATTAATTTTATTCCTATACCACAATATTTAGTTGCATTTGAAGAAGGTGCAAATGGTCATGTGGACAATGTGTATAGACGAGTGCGCATGAAAGGTGAAGCAATTCAAAGGCAATGGCCTGATGCTAAAATTCCAAAAGATTTAGCAGACAAGATTGAACAAAAACCAACAGAAGATTATGATTTAATTGAAGCAACTATCTTTGATCAAAAACGTGGGGACTATTGCTATCATGTTATTCATAAAGACAGTAAAGGTGAGTTGCTATATAAACGCATGAAACGTAGTCCATGGATTGTATCTCGTTATGCTAAAGTTGCGGGTGAAATTTATGGTCGAGGCCCTCTTATTACTGCTTTACCTGATATTAAAACTTTAAATAAAGCTGTTGAACTTGTGTTAAAAAATGCATCTCTTGCTATTAGTGGTGTTTATACTGCAGCCGATGATGGTGTACTTAATCCAAATACAGTACGTATTATGCCTGGGGCTATTATTCCTGTAGCACGCAATGGTGGTCCACAAGGTGAATCACTTAGACCATTACCTCGTGCTGGTAACTTTGATGTATCACAGCTTGTTATGAATGATTTACGTCAAAATATTAAACGTATATTATTAGACGAATCATTACCTCCTGATAATATGTCAGCACGTTCTGCAACAGAAGTAGTTGAGCGTATGAAAGAGTTAGCACAAAATTTAGGTTCTGCTTTTGGTCGTTTAATTAACGAAACTATGATTCCATTAGTGTCTAAAATTTTAGAAGTTATGGATGATGCTGGTGTTATTAATTTACCTTTAAAAGTTAATGGGCTTGAAGTTAAGATTAGTCCTGTTGCACCTTTAGCTATGGCACAAAATATGGAAGATGTACAAAATATATTGCAATATGCACAAATTGTACAAGGCGTTGGGCCAGAAGGTGTAGCTAATATTAAGATTGATGAGATGTGTGATCACATTGCAGAAAAACTAGGCGTACCACAAAAGTTAAGACCTACACCTAGAGAACGTATGATGATTAAACAACAAATGCAACAAGCTGCACAACAACAACAAATGATGCAAATGGCAGCTGAGAATCCTGAAGCTGTTGCTCAAGTCGCTCAAGCTGCTCAACAAGGCTAATAATGACTAAAAAAAATTATGGGATGAGACATAACCCAGCTGATGGTCAAAAATATACAGGCTGGAAAGGTATTCACATTAATAGCAAGGGTGAACATGTCACAGAACATTCTATTGATTTTGATATCAATGGCAAAAGAGTATCTATGCCATCTATTGTACCTAGTACAACACAAGCAGAAATAAATTTAATTTTAAATGGTCAAGAAATTACTCCTGAAATGGAACGTAAAGCAATGGAATGGTATTTATTACGCTCTTCTCAAGGTAAATCGCCATTTAAAAATCCTGAAGATGACATCTCTATGATGACAAATTCAAATATTATAGGTACAAGGAAATAACATGGCTGGATGGGATGACCTAGAACAATCATTGCCTCTTGATACAAGAGACGTTAATCAACAAAGAGACGATACAGATCGATTAGTATTGCGAGTCATGGGCCAAGAAGATGGTGCAAAGCTTATGCAATGGTTAAGAGAAGCTGTATTAGAGCAACCTGTTGCCTTGCCGGGTAGCGACTCAAGTTATGCTTACTACCGTGAAGGACAGAACAGTATAATTAGAGATTTAGAAGCAAGGTTAATTAGAGCAAGGAAATTATAATGAGCGAAGAAACAATCGAGCCTAGTGTTCAAGAAGAGCAATCTGAAGAAACTGGCCTACTCGATTCAGCAACAGTCGAAAATGAGGAAGCCAGCTCAAGTAATCCACAAGAAGTAGAAATAGATCATCGTGATCCTGAAGAATTAGCAGCACTAGAACCAGACGAACCTTTAGAACGTCCTGATTGGTGGCCTGAAAACTTTTGGAAAGGCGATGCATCAGAACCCGATCTAGAAGGTATTGCCAAATCTTGGATGGATTTGCGCAAACAAATCTCTCAAGGCAAACATAAAGCACCTGAAGATGGTAAATATGATACATCTGCCTTTGGCGATACACCTGAAGATGATCCAGTTAGACAGCATGTCATGAATTGGGCATCTGAATATGGTGTAAGTCAAGCGGCACTAGATACATTAGTAAGTGCGGTTGTGGAAATGGGTACAGCTAATTTTGCACAAGCACAAGCTAGTTTAGAAGACGAACGTAAACTATTAGGCCCTAATGCAGATACACGTATTACAAATATATCTAAATGGGCATCAGGTTTAGTTCATAAAGGTGTATGGGGTAAAGACGATTTTGAAGAATTTAAAATTATGGGTGGTACTGCACGTGGTATATCTGCATTAGAAAAGCTTCGTGAAGCTTATGAAGGTAGATTACCTATAGAAACTACACCTGTAGAAGGCGCGCCATCTAAAGATGAGCTATATCAAATGGTAGCTAACCCTAAATATCACGAAGACCCATCTTATCGCAAAAAAGTTGAACAACTTTTTGCTCAAAACTTCGGTTAATATTGCAATAGCCTTGATTTGATACTATAATTGGATCAAGGCATATTGTATCTATTCTGTATACAACCCTAAACGCAAGTACACTTGTCGTCTGGCTATCGTAAATAGCAAGCACCGGCCCAGATTCTCTGGCATACCACAGCGATTAATTTTTTATTAATTTCTATAAGGAGAATAACATGGCTATTGGTTTATCTAATGCTTTTGTTACGCTCTTTGATGCCGAAGTTAAACAGGCGTACCAAGCTAAAGCACAATTAGTTGGTGCTACACGCATGAGACGAGGCGTTGAGGGCGAAGTTGTGAAATTTCCTAAAGTAGGTAAAGGCGCGGCTACACTTCGTGTGCCACAAACTGACGTTACACCTCTTAATGTGGATTTCTCACAAGTATCTGTAACACTACAAGATTGGAATGCTGCAGAGTATTCTGACATCTTTATGCAACAAAAAGTTAATT